CCCGTAGCATCAGTTTGATACGGAGAAAAGACTGCGCATTCGTACTCTTGAGCCATTGACTTTAATGCTTTGCTAACTTCAATCTGTTCTGTCCAGTCGTACTGGCCACCCCTCGAAGGAATGTTCGAACGTTTAACCTGGTTTATGTAGTCTACAATTATTACACTAGCCTCGAGCCTATTTACTTTCTTATCTAACTCTGCACGTATTTTAGCAATAGTTAGGCTTGGGTCATAAACAACATCTAGCTGCTGAGTCGGGAGAAGCTCATGCTGCGTAGTAAGTTTATGATGAAAGTCATTATAGTCTCGTTTCTCGCTTTTTTTGTATTCTAACAAGCGCTCTTGTCCACTTACAAAACGGCTCGCTTGCCACCAAGCTACTTTTTCCCACTCAATATTAGTGAGATTCCCATTTCGAATACGGGAGAACGGGACTCCAGTAGCAATAGAACAACACCGTTGCAGTATAGCTCTACTATCCATTTCTATTGTGAAATAGATAGCTGATTTTCCAGATTGAAATATATTGTTTGCAACATTGGCACAAGTAATAGATTTACCTGAGCCTCTTTTACCTCCTACAAGAACTAAGTCTCGAGGGCTAAACGTAATATCTTGATCGTATACAGTGTTCAAGCCTAGGCCAATATGCTTGGCAAGCTCCTCTTGAGGCTCCATTAGATGTATGCGCTGCATACTCTCATTCGGCACTTCAAGGTCTACTTTCTCTTCGATATCAAGAACTATTTGATGTAATTCCTGTACGGACTCATCAGCACTTGCAAACAATACAGAGTTATCAATATACTTATCAAGAGAGTTTAAAATCTCTTTCTGAGTATATTCATTTTTTAGATACTCAAGTAAAGTAGCAGGTTCGATATCCACTTCAATAGATTCGACTGCGTACACCTTGTCTTTTGTAGCAGGGTGTCGTATACTTAACTTAAGATCATCAAATGAGGGGAACTGATGATGGGTCTCACAGTGTTTGTCGATAGCCTCGAACAGCAGATGATACTCGCCAGGAAGATACTCTTTACGCAGATAACTCCACGTTTCAAAGTCTCCCACAGCAATACACTGCTTTATCAAAGCACTAGAGATATTCAATCTGTTCCCCCGAACATAAAAAGGCCGGCCCCATTAAGGAGCCAGCCGCCTACAACTAAAAATTACTGAGCTTTAGCAGCCTTGGCAGCGCCGTCATAGTCAGCGGCAGTCAAGCCACGACGAGTCAGCATAGTCTTTACACCACGAGCCGTTTTGCCAATAGCTTCAGCGATAGCTTCTACAGTCATAGAAGCAACATCGACGCCTGCGAGAGGATCGGCATTAGCTGGGCCTTTAGTGGTCTCTTGACGAGGAATAGCCGCGATATCGCCAGAGCGCAGAAGGCTCAGAGCTTTACCACGAATGCTGTTCACTGAACGGCCAAGAGCTTCAGCGATAGCTTCAACGAACGCACCGTCATTGACCATCTGAATGAAGGTAGACTCCTCTTCAGGGGTGTAGGTACGAACACTCTCAACTTTAGGAGCAGGCTTGACATGGTCAGTCAGCTCCATACTCAGGATTTTGCCCTGAATAGATTTAGGTGAGAAGGCTCCGCCTTCGAAGTGCTCCGCAATTTGAGCATAGGTGTACTCGCCAGAGTTGTCCGTGACAAACGTAGCGAGAGTAGTCTCTTGAGCAGCAGTAAAAGATTTACCAGCAGCTGCAGAGGCAAGCTCTACTTCGAAACCCATCTTTCGCAGTTTGCTAGAGACAGAACGAGCAGAGGTTTCAAGTTCTTCTGCTGCTTCTGCAACAGTAGCTTGAGATACGGGGCTTTCGCCGCCGACAAAATTAGTGAGAGCGGAAGTACGCTCTTCAGTCCACTTGGGAAGTGCCATATGTTTTCTCCAAAAAGGATTTTAAATCCGTGACAATGTTTATGCCAGAGTCTCTGGCCTGTTTAGTTTTTGACGATTCTACTCCACTTTCGTTTACAAGAATCGTTACATCTTTTGTAAGGCTAGATTTAACTTCGTACCCGTGATACGATAGAGCTTGTGCCGCCTCAGCTTTAGTTTTGAAAGTTTTCAAACGTCCACTGATACATACAGTACCCTGCTTAACACTTTGTTTTTGCGGCACAAACTTCAAATCAAAGGGCAGACACCCGTCATAGAAGCAGTAAAAGTGTTTGTCTAGCCAATTACACAGGCTTTCCGTGGCTTTTGGGCCTAATCCGGCACGCTTACAAGTGTCTGGTGTAATTTCAGTAATAGATTGCACAGTCTCAGACAGCTTCTTCGTTGCCGTTTTTCCGATTAAATGAATCCCAAAAGCAGGAAGTACCATATCGAGAGGAGCTGAAGCAGAATTTGAGATTTCTTGATACAGTTTCGTACCAAGTTTGTCACCTAATTTATGACATAATTCTTCAATAGTAAGTTTATAAATCTCGTCAAAATCCTGAATATCTAACTTCTCAATAGTTGCAGGGCCTAAGCCCTTAATTTTCAGAGTTTTTGCAAAATGCTCAATTCTTTTTGCCGTCTGTGCTCCGCACTCGGTATTCCAACAATATAGAATATCTCGGACAAAAGAAAGCTCGCCACAACAAGACGGACACTCCGTAGGTGGTACGATCTTTTTGAACATTTAAACTACTCCGAAAATGTAAAATATATTATACGAAAAACTGAGGTAAAAGTCAAGAACTATTTTTTGGCAGGTCTACTCTCCGAACGATTCTCGGAATAATCTCACCACTTCGTATAACTTCTACGGTACAGCCAATTTCAAGCTCTAGCGAGCGAATGTACTCGATATTGTGTAGAGTCGCCCTGCTCACAACGGCTCCTTCCACTTCGACTGGATCAAGAATGGCAACTGGGCTGACTACACCTGATTTACCAACTTGCCACACAACATCGAGCAATTCTGTATGTACGCCCTCTTTCTGCTCTTTAAGAGCAAAAGCGCCGCGAGGGTGATGAGCTGTATATCCCATTTTTTGAAAAGACTTCTGGTCATTAATACGGTACACCCAACCATCCGTAGGATAGTTAGAGTGGTCGAAGGTAGTAACAACATTAAAGCCTTCATGGGCCAATGCATTCATAGCGTCAATGTAGTTTGAGTAGTCTTTTTCAAACTGCATGTCGTAAGCAACAAAGACTAAATCCCGGGCTCTTGCCCGAAATTCATGAATATCTTTGAGGTTTAGCGACCCCGAGGCGACATTACGAGCATTGGGGACAGACGAGGGACAAACTACTTCGCCAGTAATCTGTACTTCTCCCTTCATAGGGATACTAAGAGGAACCAGCTCTTCTAGTTTGAGGGTAATATCTCGGCCAAGATTACCGTCTCCTCGTGTCAATCCGAGTGCGAAGTGCCCATTTACATAAAGTAAAGAGACAGCAGCGCCATCCAACTTCGGAGTACGAATGTACTTTGAGTTGGGAGTAGGAATGTCATCTAAGCTAAAAACTTTTTGAAGTGAGTACATACGAAACATATGCGGAACTCCATCAGTCACCTGATGTCCTACAGCATTGTAGTTGTACTTTGCTACAAGTGCATCAAACTCTTGATCCGAAATAAGAGGATACCCAGAGTAATAAGCACACGCAGCTTTTTCAATAAAATCTTTCATACACTTTCCTCACTCAGAACATATATTATACAGAAAGAAGAAAGAAAAGTCAAGAACTATTTTGTATATAAGTCCTGGAGAAGATCAGAAAAATGTTCTTCAATAATTTGTTTACTTTCAGCCAGGCTAAGTATTTCAATTAACCCAGAAAAAAGCTCTCTGCTATTACTAAAGTCTAGTGGAAAAGCTATTCCATCTGGTGTGGGGCACCACTCTTCATCAAAACTTAAAAAATATTTGCGTAAATGTAAGTATTCTACACCACGAAACGTACTTACAGTTAGTCTAACTTGCAACTCTCTTTCTTGATCGTAGTGTATTATTCTTTCATATATTTCTGGAGATGCGTATAGTTCCATACTAATCTCCATTTTTAAGAACAGAAGCAAGAGGTACGACACTCGTTACATTATTTGGTTTTAATAATCTAAATGAGTCGGTATCCCAACAAAATAATAATAATGTTTCAGAGTTTTCTTTTGCTCTATTTTTCTTTCCCTGAATGTAGGGCGTGCTAAAGTCCAATGTGCACACATTGTATTTTAACTTATTACTATTTTCACTTCTATAGGTAATCACGGCATCGCCGTAGTCATTTACAAGATCTGCTAATTCTTCTTTTTTCACAAATACTCCTTAGTGTAGCAGGTTAGTAAAATTTTTTACTGTCCCGGGTCTAAGGTATTTTCTTTAGATAGCAGAAAACCACTCCCCCGAAAGAGAGTGGTCACATAAATAAAAGTTATGAGTTTACAGCAGCAATAATACCAGCAAAGTAAACAGCAGCTTTACCCGTCAGCTTACTAACAATTTCTTCATCTACTTCCTGACCTGCATCAGAAATTGCGGCAGAAAGAGTTTCAATAGCAGCGGCTTTAGAAACGCGCCCACCGCTACCACCACTCGAGCTGGCTTTGCTGCCACCAGAAGCGGGGGCTTTCTTTACATAAACACCTGCTTTTGTAAGCACCATACGAACACCGTTAGGTGATTCTTCAAATTCGTCTGCAATATCTTTGACGATCTCCATCGAGGTTTCTGGAGTAGGATTGGCAGCTTCATATGCTTCAATTACTTCTGCCTTCTTTTCGTCGGTCCACGCCATTTTACGTTTCCTTCTAAGTTGTGTAAGTTTTGCTCCAGGACACGATCCTGTCGCGGCTAGTTGTGATAAATAAAATCGGTCGCCCATTGGTTCCCTCATCTTCAATACACATATTATACTTCTATTGAAGATGAAAGTCAAGAAATATTTTTAGATACGTGATAAATCGACCCCGTACTCTTTAAGGTGAGATAGCTTGCCTAAATCATATGCCAACTGAGTTGCAGCAAAACCGCCTCCAGTTGCAGTTGTCCATCTTTCACTGTAATCATCATCTACTTTTTCAAGTACCCAAATATTGTAAGCCTTACTACCATACTTTTTTTCGTAATTTACATCTTTATATCCAGGTCTTTCGGCTTGATAATCTACTGATAATTCTGCCCGAATTATGGCAGGGCCATGATATTTGGCCGACCATACTATTTCGCCTTTTTCGAACGATTCGGCCACACATTCCTCTGGTAAGTAATCGTACCGTCCGTCTTCTTTTTGAGGTACACCCACTTTTTCGATAATGCTTTTAACAAATCCGGGTGAACGATACAATCCGGCTGCGATTGTAGAGATGGGTTCGCCGGATAAGAATCCAGTAACAGCATCTGCCACCTCGGATTTTGTAGCTGCTCTTCCTCTGTTTTGAGACTTTCTTTTTTCTCTATACGCTTTCGTTTCCAAAAAATCATCTATGATTTTCTGTAGTCGTGTTGTATTGTATGCTATATTCAGGATGCCACAGGCTTCCTTCTTTGTTATCGGGGAGGCCCCATCCTGCGCATTCAAGAGGGTTATCACTTTCTGTATATTGGTATCGGATAAGTTCTCTGACTCTTTCTTCTTGATTCTTCTCAATTTTTGCTATCTCCCTATTTAGATACCATACTGCTTTGCTTAAATCTTCTACTGGGTCTTGGCTCTTAACTCCAGCTCTCCAAATATATTTTATTGCGTTGCCCAAACAAAAGTTCATATGTTCAGTAATTTCAATACACTCTACTCCACTCGGATGTGCACGATAGTGTGGTGGCTGATTTACTGTGTCTACCATTGGTTATGCTCCTTTGCTTGTTGCTGCTGAATTCTTATTTTAATGTAGTTTTCTGCTTGTTCTCTCGAAGAGAACTTTCCTAAAGTAACTAATTCGCCATACTTACGTTTACTAGTGACTCTCCAAATAGTACGTCCATAGCCGTAGTGTGTTTCTATTATTTGCATATCACTCATAACTACTCATCAGGGTCGTAGTGACAATACCACGGCCCGCTATCTGGTTCGCTGTACCACCAGTCCTCTTCTAGTGCTTCAGGGCATCGTACAGGGTCTCCGTTACTGTATCCATCTCCAATTAAATATTCGCCACAATTTGGACAAGTATCAGGAATCTTCCAGTGCTCCATAAGTGCGTCGTGCATTTTTATTCCCCGTCAAACAAACTCTGTAACTGTTCTTCTCGCTCAAGTCCTGCCAGTTTATGAGCAATATGATACTCTTTACAAACTTCTTCAAATGTTTCCCACATATTTTGAAACTTGATTTCGTACAGTTGTTGTATTGCACCGTACTTATTTAGAATGGCATCACACAGCTCACCGCTCATTCCTTGCCACTTCGGATCTTCTGTGAGATGCCGACTTACCATTTCAATATCTTCAGTAACATTCGCAAACTGTAACATCTCTTGTTCTAAGTCAAAAATTGAGTTACTCATCTTTTACTCCAAAATAACTTAGTGTAAGTTTAAACGCCTCTATATGCTTAGCCATTTCGACTAAATCTTCTTCTTTATCCGTAGAAAAAAAGCCACCGCAGGTCTCGGTTTCTTCTTCGCGAGCTTTTAAATCGTGCTTCATATCAGCAATTGTTTGCTTTAGGTTTTCTACAATTAGAAAATCTGCGGTATCAGAATTAATATCAATTTCAACTTTCATTTCGCTGTAATCCTCTTGTCATAGTCAGCCAATTGCGAATCCCACCAATAGGGTTCTGGTCTGTGAGACCAAACGGCAAAAGTAGCCTTATCGAGATGATAGTAGTCACGATAAGACTGTATAGGATTATCGTAGTCCTTGAGCACATCTGGCATTGCCAATCCGAAAGTGGTAAATCCAAGTCTCTCCATTTTGAGAGGGTCTGGTAACTCGTTGATAACGGTGACCGACTTGTGTT